CCGGCATGGTTGCCCTATATGATGCTGGCCTTTTAGACAGTTACACTAGTGAGGTGATCACCGCTAGCCACACCCATGCCCTTGATGTGATCGGCACCATCTCCCGTGGTGGTGAATGGGACGAAGAGGGTAATGTGATCACCCCGCCTGAAGTGCTCGATGGTTGGCACGTCAACTATGTCGGTGAGGTGCCTGATGGTTGGGATCAGTATGCGGTGAGCCCTGAGCAGCCGGTTAGAGTCTGGCTATGAGCGTTCAACCCGGCCAGTACAACATTTTGCTGCAACGTAGGGCAGATTACGATCTGCAACTGCAGTTCAAAAACAGTGCCGGTGTAGGTATCGACCTTACCGGCTGGACCGTCTACGCCCAAGTCTGGGACCGCACCCGCACCACAAAATACGCCGACTTTTCTATTACTTACACAGACAGACCAACTGGTCAGGTAAAAATACTTCTTACCGACACACAAACAGCCACTCTTCCAGACGAGGCTTACTACGACGTTTTGCTGGAAGATACCGCCGGACTCCGCAATTACTACCTTGAAGGCACTGTATACGTCTCCGAAGGTTATACACAACCGGCGCCATGACGATTGTTACTGTCACGCAAGCCCAAACCTCCGTCACAGTAACTGAAGGTGACTCCATTACCGCTGTCCCAACAGTTACAACAACTGCAGTTGAAGTAAACCAGGCCGGCGTTCCCCCAGGCGGAAACCCCAAGGATGTACTTGTTAAATCCAGCGACACGGATTACCACAGCGAGTGGACAGCAACACCCGAAGTTAATGCGCTGCAATTTGACTTAACCGCTGCCATCCAGCTAGGCACCGGACAACTTGCTTGGAATGCTGATGAAGGCACACTGGAACTAGGCAAAAACGGCGTCAGCAATTACATCGGCGCCGAAACTATGGTGCTGTGCCGCAACAACAGCAACACGACCACAATTCCAAAAGGCACCGCCGTCATGTTTGCTGGCACACTCGGCGCCAGCGGCCGCATCAAGGTGGCACCAATGGTTGCCAACGGTAGCTTCCCTGGGTACGTGTTTTTTGGTGTCACGGACCAGGCAATCGCCGGAGCATCTGATGGTTATGTAACCGTGTTTGGCAAAATCCGTGGCGTTAATACCAACGCCTACGTTAATGGCGACATTTTGTGGTGTAACCCTGCGGTAGCTGGCGGCCTTACCAAGGTTGAACCGCAAGCGCCAAACTTAAAACTAGCGGTAGCCGCAGTAATCAGCGCTGGCAACAACGGCGTAATCTTTGTCCGCTGGACGACTGGCGCACGCCTGCAAGACCTACACGATGTTGAGGCTAACGGCACCAAAACTGACGGCGACATACTTAACTGGAATGCCACAGCAAACCGTTGGGAGGCAAGCGACAGGCTTAGCCTGCTTGAAGCACGAGTAACCGCACTGGAACCCTAATGACCTACGCCGTTCCCGGTAAATTCCGCACCCATATCGTCTCCACCACCTACGACACCGGAGCCGATAGCCCTTTTATCCGCACGGCAGCCGTGTTGGACATGATGAAGGGCTGGGAAATTATGAAAGCGGTCACCCGTGGCACGGAATACCTACGCGAAAACAGCGAAGCCTTTCTTCCACTGGAACCCCGCGAAGACTACCGGGCCTACTTGAGCCGCGTCAACCGCGCAGTCTTTTCGCCTTACACCCAACGCTTGATCCGTGCCGCCGCCGGCCTAATCCTGCGCAAACCGATCGCCCTAAGCGGCGACCCTTACTGGCGCGACGTATTTGCCAAGGACGTGGACGGCTGCGGCTCCGACCTCGACGAATACGCCCGCCGTTTACTGATCTGCAGCCTGACCTACGGCCACGCACACACCCTTGTCGATTTCCCTGCCCCTTCGGGTGCCCGCAGCTTGGCGGAAGAACGCGCCATGGGCCGCCGCCCCTACTGGGTAGAGATTGACCCATACAACATTTACGGCTGGCGCCTCGATCGGGAAGCGGCTTACGGCACGCTGACCCAAGTCCGCATCTATGAAAAAGCGATTGTGCCCGAGGGCCGCTTCGGCGAGAAAACCTACGAGCAGATCCGCGTCATCGAACCGGGCCGCTATGAGGTCTACCGCCAGCGCCAGGCACTAAAACCACTTGGTCCAGGCTTTATGGAGCCCACCATCAAAGACGCCGATTACGAACTCCACGAAACCGGCACCTACAGCCTCGACCAAATACCGCTTGTTACCACCTACTCAAACAAGCTGGACACAATGATCAGCCGCCCACCGCTGATCGACATTGCCTATCTAAACCTGGCGCACTTCCAACGCCAAGCCGACCTTATCCACAGCCTGCATATTGCATCCCAGCCGATGCTTGTCCTAGAGGGCTGGGACGACCAGACCAAGGACATGGCGATCAGCGTCAACTACGCCATCTCCACCCAACCGGGCAACAAGGTCTATTACGTCGAGCCTGCGTCTAGCGCCTTTGAGGCCCAAAGCAACGAAATCAAAGAGCTACAACAGCAGATGTCCACACTCGGCATCAGCACACTGAGCCAGCAAAAATTTGTCGCTGAGTCAGCGGACGCCCGCCGCCTCGACAAGGTAGACACCAACTCAATGCTGGCCGCCGTCAGCCTCGACCTAGAACAGTCCCTGCAAAAAGCCTTTAATTTTGCAGCTTCATACCTCGACCTGGAACCACCTGAGGTCAACATCAGCCGCGACTTCGACGTGGACCGTTTGATCGGTCAAGACGTTACGGCTATCACCGCCTTGTTTGACAAGGATGTAATTACCCGCGAGGAGGTTCGCACCATCCTCAACCAAGGCGAGATCTTGCCTTCTGCCGAGCTTGGCAGCCTTCCTAAAGAAGACACCAATGAACTGGAAGACGACTCTTCCGATGTGGAAGAAGACGATTCTTCTGTTGTAGACTAATACCGTCGTCAGAACTTCACGCAGTGAAATCACTCGCTGAAGTCGTCCAACCCGACGGATCTACCCGTTGGGAACTGGTCGAACTATCCGAGGCTGGGAAAACCCCCGCCGAGCCCTTTGTAGCGGAAAAACCCGCTAAGCGCTCCCGCAAATCCTTTGCGGAGCCCGCTTCATTTGAACCCGATACCACCGACTACTAATTCATGGAAGAGCAAGTCATCCAGGAGTCGCCCGTGGCGACTCCTACCCAGCCCGTGGCTGGAGCCGACACCGCTCCATCACCTGATCTGAGCGCAATCCGCACGGATTACGAAAATCAGATCAACTCGCTAAAAAACCAAGCCGCTGAAGCCGAGGAACGTTTCCAAGGCATCAAATCCAAACTCGACGAGGTGTATAAACGCCAAGACGAGCAGCGCAAAAAGACTCTTGAAGACCAAGGGCAATGGAAAGATCTCTGGGAGGAAGCCAACCGCACCGCCCAAGAGAAAGACCAGCAAATCAACGACCTCCAACATCAACTGGAGGAATTGCGGCAATCCAACGAAAACGCCGCAATCCGCACAAAAGCAATGGCAGCTATCAGCCAAGCCGGTGCAATTAACGCCGAGCAAATGCTCCAGCTGGTACAAACCAGTTTGCGCAAAAGTGAATCCGGCAATGTTGTCGTATTGAACGGCGGCGTGGAACAAGACCTAACAACTTATCTGTCTACACTGAAGAGTCCTGGCTCGGGTTTTGAACATCACTTCAAACCGAGTGCTGCTGCTGGAATGGGTGCTAAACCCACCAGCAACGTTGTTTCCACGGGCGGCGTAGCCAACCCATGGAAAGAAGGTTCTGTCAACCTTACGCAGCAGATGCTAATTTCTAGTCAGGACCCCGATCTCGCAGCTGTGCTGAAGAGAGAGGCTGGACTTTAAAACTGCACCTGTGGTGCCCGCCTAGTCAGTGACTGGGACCCGCAAAAACATCACCCCCAAAGGTAACTAGAAATGGCCGCACCATTTCAGAACTATTCCGGCGGTGTCCTTCTGGCGGACATCGTTAAGCGCAATAACCTCAGCACCTACGTGTCTGAGGCCATCAAAGAGCGCAGCCTTTTCCTGAAGAGCGGCGTTGTTGCTCGTAACAGCCTGCTGGATGCCCGCGAAGGCGGCACCCGCATCCAAGTGCCCGAGTTCAACCCCGTGGCTCCCACCGAGGAGATCATGAACGGGACCGCAACCTGGGGCACCAGCAACGCCGGCTATCTGACCCCTCAGAAGATCGGTACTGCCACCCAGATCGCTTCCATCGTGCATCGCGGTTTTGCGTATGCCGTGGACGACGTGGCCATGCTGGCCGCCGGTGAAGACCCCATGCTTCACATCCGCAACCAGCTTGCTGACGCCATCAACAAACTGAACAGCCAGCGCCTGTTCAGCCAGCTCTATGGCCTGTTTGGTGCTTCCGACACCAACAACGGCCCGCTTGGCGCCAACGGTATGTATAAGGCCAAGGGCACCGCTTCTGGTGCTACTGAGGTCAACTTCCTGTCGGCAGCCACCATCGCCGAAGCCCGCGCCAAGCTGGGCGAGCGCGGCGACGAGCTGGATGTGCTGGTGGTCCACCCCTCCGTGGGCTACTACCTGTATCAAGTCGGCCTGCTGACCTTCTCTACCTCGGCTTTTGCTTCCGGCGGCGCCGTGACTTGGGGTGGCGGCGGCGTGGGTATCGGCGCTCGCACCATCGGCGAATTTGCCGGTTGCCGCGTCATCATTGACCCCCTGGTTAACACTGTTGCCCCTGGCGACAGCGGCGACCAGCGCGAGTTCGTTTGCTATCTCGCCAAATCCGGGACCATCCTGGAAGGCGTGCAGCAAGACCTCCGCATCGAGGCAGACCGCAACATCCTGTCCAAGCAGGACGTGCTTTCTGTGGATTACCACGGCGCCTACCACGTGATGGGTACCAAGTGGGTCTCCGCCTCGGACAACCCGACCAACGCCCAGCTGTACGACAAGGACAACTGGACCGCCACCTACGACATCGACCTGATCCCCCTGGTCCGCATCGTGGTGAACAGCCCCCTCGACACCAGCACCATCTGATAATCAGATCGCGTGTCTGTCAGCCCCACCTCCGGGTGGGGCTTTTTCATTGGCGCTACACTGAAACAAAAGCTATGTAAGTACCTGTGGCCGCTGTCATCAATGCCACTTTGAGTTCGGCGACGGCCAACAGCTACGTGACGCTGGCAGAAGCCAACGCCTATTTCGAAACCGTCCCCGACAGCACCACCTGGGACAACAAAACCACCGACCAAAAAAACCGTGCCCTGATCAGCGCAACGCGCTGGATCGACAGCCTGAACTTTTACGGCGACCGCTGCGATGCCGACCAAGCACTGAAATGGCCCCGTAACAACTACGAAGTCGACCTTATTTCGCTCGATTGTGCCCTTATTCCACGAGACATTAAATACGCGACCTTTGAACTGGCACGAGCACTTGCTAACGATACCGACGCCGTAACAGGCAACACCGGCACAACCGGCCTATTCGATCAAGTCGAACTCGGCGAACTGAAAGTCAAATACAACACCAAATCCCAAGCCACTGGAACCGTAAACAATATTTTTGACGTTTACCCTTGGTTGCAGTCCTATTTAGGCGCCTACGCAGCCGGCGGTTCGGGCACCTATCAATTCCGTGTCTTCCGAGGTTGATATGGGCTTAATCGACACCACTTTTGCTCCAATTCCGGCATCAGTCATAAACGACTGGGGCCAAGATATTATTTACATCAAAACTGCAACACCCCGTACATACAATCCAACTACAGGCGCTGTAACTGGTGCTGATACGACTGTGGTAGTAAAGGCCGTTATTACTCGCGTCAGCCCACGTGAATCCGAAGGTTTGTACCAAACAACCGACTTAAAAGTAATCATCGGCGCCAGCGAACTTGGCACGTACTATCCAACCGAAGCCGACCGCATCCAATACCAACAAGCTGGAACAACCCGCGAAGCCAAAATCATTGCCATCACAACCTATCGCGGCGATAACCCCGTCTACCACTCTCTGATCGTGAGGCCCCAGTAATGGCTAGAAAAGGTTTTTGGCAGGGAGGAAAAGAACTAACGCAAGAAATTGACAGGCTTGCTGGATCACTGGCACTTGTCGGTCCGACCCTTGCTGCAGAACGTGTTGTGCGCGAAGTACAGCAAGCAGGCCCTAGCTGGACAGGTAAATTCTCCAACTCTTGGCAAATTGAAGGTCCCCAAGGCCAGCTCGTTAAAGGCGACGGGCAACCTGGAGAACCACGTCCTGTGAAATTTACCTCGACACCTTTTACAGGCCGCCAAGCCGCTACAACTTTGTTTAGAACTACTGTCTTGAAAGACAAAGTAGTATTTAGGATTTCAAACTTTTCCCAATATGCTGCTGAAGCTACTGATGAAGTTCAAAGTGTGTTTAACCGACCTAAAGACGCTCCTGTACCTCAAACACAACTCGGTTTGAGCAAGTGGGATGTAGAAGACACTACACGTTTGCGTAATACGTATAGGGGTCAGACAAGCGGAGGTCGACCCAATGGCACTGCTAGCCGCACCGCACCTCTTGACTGGCTAGCTACATACGCTTCAGCCGGCCTGGATCGGGCTATCAGAATAGAAATGGATGCTGCGCTGAGGAATCCGCGATGAATTACCAAGCTATCCGCGCCGCCGTCGAAAATCCAATACTCACAGCATTTAGCGCACTGGTGCCACCAGTGCCAGTGTATTTCGACAACATCACAGCAGTTCCGCCTAACACCACAACTGAGTACGTTCGCGTCAATGTTACTTTCGGTATTACCAACGAACCCACGCTTACCAGCAGCGTGGACAACGCCCGTGGAGCGATTGTTATCCGCATTTTCACGGAAAAAGGGCGCGGCCCCAGCCGCAACCAAACCTTACTAACCACAGCTGTAAACGTGCTGGAGACCCTCAATAACACCGCTAAAACAACCAGCGGCGTATTTTTCCGCATCGGCGAAATTAACGGCCCTACATTTTCTTCTACGGAAGAGTCACCCCATTTTGTAGGTCGAATAGATACCTCTTACGTTGCAACTGTGTTGTCGTAGGTGGTGCTTAACAACAGGCGCTAACCTGTATTAAGCCGGGCAGTGCCCGCCCAACAACGTTCACTTGGTACGCCCTATGGCCACCACCGTTCTGTCCGGCACGTCCGGCGCTCTCTACTACAAACCCGCTGGCACCACCGGCACTTTCGGCGAGGCCAACGTCACTGCAGGCAGTGATGAAATCGTTGTCCAAACCTTCCTGAACTTCAAAGTCGGCGATCCCGTCAAGTTCAGCGTGGTGAACAGCCAAACCGGCGGCTCCGGCACCGGCACAGTTCCTGCTGGTCTTGTCGCCGGCACCACCTACTACGTTATTGCCTACACCGCCTCCACTGGCGTACTGAAGGTATCGGCAACTCTTGGTGGGGCTGCTGTCGACATTACCGACGACGGCACTGCTGCCGCTCCCAACGAATTCCAAGTCGCTTACGCCGACTTTGCTGTTGTTGGCCAAGTCCGCGACTGGAGCTTCGAGATCAGCCGCGCTGAAATCGACGTAACAACCATCGGCCAAACCCCTGGTCAGTACGTGCCTTTCCGCACCTACATCAGCGGCTTCGGTGATGGCACTGGCACCGCAACGGTCTACATGACCAACGAGGACGCCGCCCTGTCCAACCGCATGATCCAGGACGTGCTGCAACGCCAGCAAGACGGCGCCGCCTTCAAGCTGTACACCGACCGCGTTTTCAGCGGCGGCACCCTGAGTGACACCCTTAGCCGCTCAATCAGCTTTGACGCCGTGCTGACCTCGGCCAGCCTGAACATCAACCCCGACGATGCCCAGTCTGTGACCGTCAACTTCCGCCCCGCCGGCACCCCCACCTTCGACTTCAGCCAATCCTGATAGTCTGCTGGTGCAGTCGGGTTCAGCGCCCCGGTCTAACGACCGGGGTTTTCTTTTTCTACTCCGCTACACTAATCGCATACCCCACGCACTGGTATGCCGGTTCCTGTACGCGCAATCGACCGTCTCCGCAAGGCTGCAAACCTAGAGCCGGTCAAAAAAGTAGTAGACCTGTCCGATGGCAGCACATTTGAAATGTGGGTTAGTCCACTGACGATGGCTGAGCGCGAACGCGCCCAAAAACAAGCCAAGTCGGACGACGCCAATGCCTTTGCTCTCCAACTGCTCCTTACCAAAGCTTTGGATGAAAACGGCGCCAAACTTTTTAGCCCCGGCGAAATTGACGTGCTGAAGAACGAAGTCAAGGACAAGGATCTCCAAGGTCTGATGCTGGCGATCCTTACCGACGACGCCGAGCCCATCGACCCCAAGAACTAGCCAAGGAGCTTCGCCAGGACAACTGGCTCATGCTCCAATTCGGCGTCGCCAAAGAGCTGGGCCTCAGCCTTACCGAAGTCCGAACGACGATGACCGCCGAAGAACTCCTTGGCTGGAGCGCCTATTTCAGCATCCTGAACGAGGACCAAGAAAAGGAACTCGAAAAGGCCCGACGCCGCCGCTAACCCGGCGGCTTTTTTGTCGCGTAAACTGAAGTACCAGAGTGTGACGCAACGCCGTGGCCGCCTACAGAGCTGATATTGAAATCGGCGTAAGGGGCATACAGCAACTTCAGAACGTCAGTAAACAAATTCAAACTTTATCTACCGGCGTAGATGCAGTAAATAAAAGACTTAATGGGGCCACACAAAATTTAAGTACTTACGACAGAAATTTGGCTAAGGCAGCCTCCACTCTACAAAGAGTTAATGCTGGAACACTTGCTGAAAAAGATGCAGTACGACAGTACGTACAAGCTCTTGGCTTAGCAAATGCTGCGCGAGATAGACAAAACAAGCTTATTCAGGAACAAATTGCGCTTCAGCGCAAAGCCGTAGCTACATCAAATGCTGGCTTTGGCGTACAAGGCCCTGCGCTACCTCCTGCTGCAACTAGAGCAAGATCTGCCGGGGGAGCAAACGCCGGTAACGCAATTAGCAGCGCGATTATCGGTGGCGGTTTCCCCTTACTTTTCGGCCAAGGCCCTGGAGCAGCAGCTGGCGGTGCCCTTGGTGGTCTTGCTGGTGGACTACTCGGCGGCGGTTTTGGCTTTGCGTTGTCTATTGCTGGTACAGCTATTGGCGATTTAATCGCTCAGACCGACAAACTAAACGTCAGTCTTGCCGGCCTTAACTCCACACTCGCGGACACTGGTTCAACGTCCCAGACCACCGCCAATGACATAAGTACGCTGGCCAAAAATCTACAAATCACTAAAGACGAAGCCTTAGAACTACTCGCTACTTTCAAACAATTTAACGAAGGTGATGTACGCGAAGCACTAGCACGCGGCTTTGGCGGTACTGGCGGTGCTCAAACTTTCGAGGCTATTGCTAGGGCAGGCGTCGGCGAAAAAGAAGCTCTTGACGCTATTTTTAGCCTTCGTAAAGAGATTGGCAACGAAGCCGCCGAACAACTAGCACTCCAATTGCGCAGCGTTGGCGCTACCGAAACTCAAGCAGCACTACTGAAACTTGTCGTTGAGCGCAATATTGAAAACCTTGTAGCCCAAGCGAAAACAGTTCAATTCGGCGACAGATTACTTAGTGCTTGGGAAGGTATCGTCGCTGGAGCAGCCTCCGCAGTAACTTTAGCCACAAAATTTATCGCAAAAATGCAGGAAGGCAGCCTTATCAGGCTTCCTTTCCTGGATCGCATTGAAAAAGTTTTGGGTAAAATTGTTGGCCGCACGCCCGAGCAGATTGCTGAAGAACGCGGAAAAACACTGGAGCAACAACTGAAAAAAGACATTAACGCAATCCGTAACGCCTTAAAACAAGAGACCCAGCTCTACAAAACCCAATCGGCACTTTCCGATCAACTAAAACCAGGACGCACAGGAAAGAGCGCAGCAGAACGAGAAGCGGAACAGCTAGAAAAACGCCGTCAAAAACAACTAGAAACCGCTGCACGTTTGGCCGTGGTCACCAACACACAAGTAGAAAAAGCTGCTGCAGTTAGCGAAACAGAAAAATTAAGCGCCGATTACAATTTCCAGCGCATGGAGCGCATGACCAAATACGAAAGTCTGTATCGTGACGCTTTAAGCACCGCAGAAAGAGAATACCTTATTACTGCACAAATAAACGAAATTGCAGCCCAACAGTTAGAGTACGAAAGAGAGCTGCTTGAAGTACAACTAAGGCAATCCGATATTATTAACCAAGCAAAACCTATAGATACAGCCCAACGTGAGCTGAGCCTCCTACAAGCCAAACTGCAAGGCAAAGAAGAAGAATTTTTGCGGCAAGAAAAGATAAACGAACTTGTGAAGCAAGGTTACGATCTAACAGAGGCAGCCGGCCAAGTAGACACTCAAATGGAACTTAATAAAGCGTTAGAGCAGCAAGTATCCACACAACAGCGTCTTAATGATGTAATAAATCAGGTCGGCCAGACAGCTACCGGCGTATTTGAGCAGCTTATTTTCAGCACCAACGACTGGAGGGACAGCCTCAATGGTGCGCTGAAATCACTTGCCAGCCTTTTGTTCCAAGCAGGTCTGCAAGGTCTTGCTGGATCGGACGGTAGAGGGTTCTTTAGTTTCCTTACCGGCGGGATTGGCAAACGCGCCATGGGCGGCCCCGTCACTGGCGGTTCGCCTTACATCGTTGGCGAACGCGGCCCCGAACTATTTGTACCTGGACGGTCTGGTTCGATTGTGCCTAACCACGAGCTAGGCGGTAGCGGCGTAAATGTCGTCGTTAATGTGGACGCAAAGGGCACCAGCGTTCAAGGTAACGACCAGCAAGGCAACCAACTTGGCCGTGCGGTATCCGCCGCCGTCCAAGCCGAACTCGTCAAACAAAAGCGCCCCGGAGGCTTGCTCGCATAATGGCCACCTTCCCCAGCTACAAGCCGGTCTACTCGGCAACCAAACGCAGCGAACCCAAAATCCGGGTGGCGCAATTTGGCGATGGCTACGAGCAACGCACCAGCTTTGGCATCAACCAAAACCCCAAGGAATGGAACCTTACCTTTGATGTAACCGACGCCGACGCAGACACCATTGAGACCTTTCTCAATGCCCGTGCCGCCGACGCCGCCAGCTTTGACTGGACCCCACCCGACACCAACACTTCCTACAAGTGGGTGTGCCTCAACTGGAACCGCGAACTATACGAGTTCCAGCGCAGCCGCATTGAAGTTACCTTCCGCCAGGTGTACGAAGCATGACGGTCCCGCAGTCAATCCAAGAACAATTACAGCTACTCAATCCTTCGGCAATTATTGAGCTGTTCCAGCTGGAGCTAACTGAGCTGGTTAACGGAATTGACTTAACGCTGTACTACCACGCCGGTAAAAACGATCTAACAAGCGACATTGTTTTTGGCGGAACAACCTACAGCGCTTATCCGATTGAAGTCGACGGATTCGAGCTGACTTCAAAGGGGACACTGCCGCGTCCAACGATGCGAGTGTCCAACATTGCTGGTTCGATCACACAAATACTGCTGTTGTACAACGTCCTCAACGCCAAGCTGACGCGGATTCGTACCTGCAAGAAATTTCTCGATGGCGTCAATTTCACTGGCGGCACTAATCCAACTGCTGACCCAACGGCCAAATTCACCGACGAGGTTTGGTACGTCGACCGCATCAGCAGTGAAAATCCAACGACAGTCGAGCTGGAGCTAACCAGCAAACTGGATCTAATCAACCTCGCCTTGCCTCGCCGTCAGGTGCTGGAGCATTGCCCGTGGAAATATCGCGGCGTTGAATGCGGCTATACCGGCAGCGTGTATTTTGACATCAACGACAATCCTGTGACTAACTCAGCTCAGGATGTATGCGGCAAGCGGTACAACAGCTGCGCCAAGCGATTTACCAGCGGCAATTTGCCGTTTGGAGGCTTCCCTGGTGCTCGACTTCAGATCTGAGGCCCGCGAGCACGCCATCGCAGTCCACCCTCAAGAATCTTGCGGTCTGCTGGTGCGCGTCCATGCTGGCGAGATGTACTGCCCATGCCGCAACGTCTGCGAAAACCCGGACGAGCACTTCATCATCCATCCGCAGGATTACCTTCGTGCCATCATGCGGGGCGAACTTGTCGCCGTGATCCATTCGCACCCTGACGGCACCCCACCCAGCCAGGCGGATCAGCTGGCGTGTAGCACACTGGGCGTACCGTGGCACATCTACCTTGTCCCGCAGGATCAATGGTTGACTATCAATCCCTTGTAGGACTGCCGTGGGAATACGGCAAACAGGACTGCTACACGGTGGTACGTCAGTATTTTGCGCTTCAGGGCGTGACGCTGCCGGACTTTGACCGCCCGGATGAACTGGATCTCAGCCCCAGCATTTATCTCCGCGAAGCGGTGGCATTGGGCTTCAAGCAGGTGTCCTTTGCCGAGCGCCGCCCAGGTGACGTGCTGATCATGCGGCTTGGGACACTTCATCCGATGCACGCCGCTGTGCTGGTGGACTACGACCGAATCCTGCATCAGTTCAACGACACCCCAAGTGCTGTTGAGGATCTCCGCAGTTACTATGTAAAGAGCATTGCAGCGGTGTTCCGATATGCAGCGGGTCCGGCTGCTGGGTGAATTAGGCGACCGCTTCGGAGCAGAACACGAGTTCTATAACCTTCGCACGCCGGCAGACGCGATCAAACTGCTATGCATCAACAACGAAAAGTTTCAAACATTTTTAATTGAATCTCACGAAAAAGGCATCGGTTACCAACTTATACAAGCCGACGTAGAACTTGATTACGAAGATCTGACGCTGCCCTTTGGACAGCACGATCTTGTGCTGGTTCCTGTGGTTAGCGGCAGTGGCGGCGTCGGAAAAGTTTTAGCTGGTATCGGTATCGTCATTGCCTCATTGGTAATCCCAGGCTTGGGCTTTGGACTCGCTGGAGCAACTGTTACATCAATCGGTTTGTTCGGCGGCGCCCTTGCTTTGAGTGGTGCGGCGCAACTTCTTTCGCCTCAACCTCAAGTTCCAACGCTCAGCAACAACCGCTTTGGTAGCGGCACTAACGCCAGCACTCGCGGTCCACAATCTGAAACCCGTGGCGCCGACGGTCAGCAATCCTACGCCTATACCGGCGCTGCAAATACGGTTGGTATGGGCGCTGTTGTGCCTGTCGCTTACGGCAAGGTTTTGGTGGGCAGCCAGCTACTTTCTGCCAATGTTG